GCAACTTATGAAAGCGAAGAAGCAGCTTCTAATGATGTCGCCGATCCTAATACAGATACTAAAGAAGAAGATATCCAAAGAGATGTCACGATTTTTGCACCTAGACTAGGAATGGGTGCCACGAATAAGAAAGAGTAAACATGCTAAAGAAGATTTTTAAAGCAGCCAAAGACATTATCAAGAGTCCTGTAGGACAATTAGGTATTGGTTTATTAGCTCCTCAACTTGGTTTTTTAAAAGGTGTAAGTCCTGCATTGATACAGGGTGGTATAGGTTTACTATCTGGTGCAAAACCAGAGGATGTTTTACGAGGCGTTGCACTTGGTGCAGGGTCCGCTGCTCTTATGGGTGGTCGAGGTGGCATAAGTGATTTCTTTAGAGGGCAACAACCAGCAACACAAATTGGATCAGCCTTAAGAACTCCTCCGTCAGGAGGCTCTATGAGTATTTCTCCTAATGTAAAAGGTAGTGGTTTTAGTATTGGTGACGCATCTGCATCAGGATACAGCGCAAATTCAATGACACCAAATACATTTGCTGACATGAGCACAAGTATAAATTTAACACCAACTAATTTATCCTCACCAGCAGCATCACAAGGTTTTTTAAGAGACACGGGATTAATTGTAGAAACTGTAATAGATGAGGTTTCAGGCAAACCTAGACCTGCAAACTTTTTTGAAAAGTATGGTAACATTGTAAAATTAGGAACTGCAGGAGCAAGCATAGCCGCTGCTGCTTTAGGTGCAGAAGATGCAGCTAAATTATATGATCCAGAGAAAAATCCATATCTCAAATCAGGAACAGGATCAAAAGATTTCTATGAGGGTATCAATCCTATCTACTCTGCTAAGGGTGGAGGAATTAGTGACTTTCCAAGAAAAACTGGTATGATTGATGGACCAGGTGACGGTCAATCTGACGATATCCCTGCAATGCTTTCCGACGGCGAATTTGTAATGACTAAACAAGCAGTAATGGCTGCTGGTAACGGTGATAGAGATAAAGGAACAAAACAAATGTACGCAATGATGAACGGTTTAGAAGATAAAGCAAAACAGATGGGTATAGGTAAATTTTAATGGCTACCTTTGAAGAATTATTAGCGCAATCTTACGGCAATTTAGTACAAGCTGGTGAAAAACTTACTGCAGGTAATTTACCACCAGTTCCAACAGCTCAAGTTGCATCTGTATCTCCTGCTCTTAGTCAAGCTACAGGAATGGTTTCTAACGCTGCAACAAACATGCCAGATTACTTTGGTCAAGGTGTCGGTGCTTTAGGTAGCGCATCAAATGCAGCATCTCAAGCAATGGCCACAACCGCTGGCACTGTTGGTGCTTACGATCCTCAATCCTATCAAGCCTTTATGAATCCTTACCAAAAAGAGGTAATGGATAATTACACAAAGGAGATGCAAAGACAGTTTGATATTTCAAGACAAGGAAGAGCATCACAAGCTTTAGGTGCGGGTGCCTTTGGTGGATCAAGAGAGGGTGTCTTAGAAGCAGAAGCACAAAGAGGTTTTACAGATAGATTAGGAGCAGGCATAGCAAATCTTTTAGCTGGAGGTTATCAACAAGCACAAACTCAAGCGCAGAAAACATTTGAAGATCAACGCACTGCTCAACAAAATGCAGCTAAATTACAATTGGGAGCTGGAGAACTAGGAACTGGTATTGGTCAATTATTTGGTCAGTTCGGTGTCAATGCACCACAAGCCACAGGTAATTTAGCAACTACTCTAAGTAGTTTAGGAGTGACTGAACAACAAGCACAACAAGCTGCGTTTGATCAAGCACAGCAAAACGCAATGGCACAATACATGCAACCTTTCCAAGCTTTACAATTTCAATCTGGTTTGGTTTCACAGTTTCCAACACTACCATCTGGAGCTATGGGACAACAGATGGGCAATCCATTATTAGCTGGAATAGGAGCATTGGGCAGGGCATTTTAGGAGAGTAACATGCCAAGTGGATTTGATACTCTCGATAGTTTTCAAAACAAAGAGTTTACAATAAAGCCTATTCAGGCTGTCAATCCTGTAACAGGAGTACAAGGCGGTACATTCACTGTCAATGAAGCTAGAGAAGCTGAAAAAAATAAAGTTAAAGATGAGATAGGAATGGATGCAGCCATGCAAGCTGTTGATCAAACTCCTATCTTTAATCAAATGGCATTAGATGCTGTGAATTCATACATACCTGTAAGACAACAAATGGAGGAAAACGTTGCACTCATTGCACAACAAATGGGCATAGGTGAAAGAGTAACCTTCGATCAAGCATTATCAGAAATACAATCACAGTTAGGTCCTTTACCTAAAACAAAAGGTATTGATAAGGGATTAAATTTTTTAGTTGATTCAATCAATGCAAGAACACCTTATCAGGGTGCAGCAGGAATTTTTGATATCATTGCTCAAGCAACTGGTAAATATATTGACCGTGAAACTGCAGAAAAATCAGCAAGAATTTCACATGGACTTAAAACGAGAGAACTTGCAATCAAACAAATGCAAGATCAAAACGCAGCCATTCTTGCTAAAGAAGCAGATTTTTTCTTGAAGAAAATGGGTATGGAAGATGATTACTTACAAAAGTTCTATAGTCAAACAAATGAAATACAAAAACAAATAAATCAATTTAACTTAGACGATCTTAAAGCAAAACAAAAAGCATCTTACGATTTATTTGCTAACCCTATGAGATTATATAACAACGTTACTTTTATGACTCCAGATGGTCCTACAGTTTCTACATCTAAGCTAGTCTTTAATGAAGATAAAGGTGAGTATGAAATCATGCTACCAAGACAAACTGATAGTGGTGACATTGTATTTGATCAAGAAGCACCACCAGATGCATATTTTAGTCCAGAAGAGGGACCACAAACCGATGCAGGTTTACTAGTGGGTGGAGCAAACTTTGGTCAGGTTCAACAACTTGTTGGTGACTTTGATACACTTGGTCGTGCAGGTGATCTTGTTGTAGGTATGTTTGAAATGGATCAAAAAGCATTAGAGTCAGGAGCTCCATCACGTTTTGGTATTGAGGGTGCAGTAGAAAAACTAAAACAAGAAACACAATTTACATTACGATCTTTGTTTAATGCTATCAATCCAGGCGCTGGTGATATGTTTGTTAAAGAAGGTAATACGCTTTATGAAAAAGATAAGGCTCTCTATCAGTTACAACCTGGTGAAGAAGAAAGGTTTGTAGACTTTACCTTTCAAGCACCTAAAAAAGGCGTGGTTGATAATATTCTAAAGAAGGTTCCTGGTGTATCTGACTTTGAACCTGTCACAAGAAGAGTTTCTATTGATGATTTCTTTGGTGATCGTGGTTACGGCACATATAGATCTTTAGGTTACAGTGAAGATTTTGCTAGATTAAAGGTGCAGGAAAACTTGATTATCTACGCTCTTGCTCGTGCTTTGAAACCAACAGGTCGTTTGAACGTTGACGATATCAAAAGAGCGTCTGACCTTGTTAACTTACAAGGATTTACTTCTCCAGAATATGTCAGAGGACAGTTAAAAGAAATTTTACGATTCATTAGAAAAGCGCAAGTTGATTTATATGGTCAAGGTCAAATTGGTGATAGAAATGTATTTGATCAAGAATACTACGGCCCTATGGTAGAAAAATACAAACAGTTCTTAGGTCAAACACCACCAATGTCAGAGTCACCAAAGATCGAACCTAATATTGAAAACCCACCTGCAGAAGATCCAACTCAACAAGAAGTAACTTATAACGGTGAAATATTTACAATGGGAGATAACATCTAATGGCAGAAAAAGGTTTTTTTAAACAGGTAAGCTTTCCAGAAAGTTTAGGCGCAGAGGACAAAGGTAAGTTAACAGTAAGTGCAACTAATCCACAATTAGTGACTATCTTACCGGGCACACCAAATGCACATACATTTTATTTTCAAGATCCGAAAAATCCTACTCCAGCAGAGTTAAATAAAATTAGAGAGTATTATGGAATACCTTTAGATGTTTCTCCTCAAGAAGCAGAAAGACAACTCAACGCTTTAGGTAAAGTACAAGCAGCAAATATTGTCGGACAAATTCCTTATGAGCCAGGTACAAAACAATATTACTCTGAGCTCTCAGCTAGAATTGCAGATGTAAATCAACGAATGAAGTTGATTGAAGATCCTGCAAATTATTACTTTAAACACTTACAACAACAAGTTCCTCTACTTGATCGGTTTGTGCCTGATCAATTAGTATCGAAAGAATCTTTTCAAATGGCAGGAGCTCTTGGAGCCTTAGGTCTAGCTGGTCTTGCGACCGCTCCTACGGGAGGTGCTGGTGCACTAACTGCAAAAATACTAGGTGCTGAGGTTTTGGGTGACATGGCAGGTGGTCAACTTTATGAACTGACCAATCAAATGTTACGTCATCTCAATGATCTACCGACCAAGGACCAAGCAACAATGAATGCTGAGTTTTTAAGAGATGCATATATGGCTTTAGCTTTTACTGGTGGTGGTATGGCTCTAGGTCCAATTGTAAAAGCATTTAAACCTACAGTAGGTCGTGTTCTTTTTGGATTAGATAATAAAAATCCTGAGTATCAAAAAATGTTAGACGTAGCTGAAACTTACGGAATGCCTTTAGGTATAATTCAAGCAACAAACAGTGCTTTCTGGAAAGGTTATTCAAGAGTTATCGGTGTTTTTCCTTACGTTGGTACACCTTTTAGAAGAGCAGGTGAAGGTACGAATGAAGCCATCCGACAATATTTTAAAGTTGCATCTAATAACTTTGCACCTTTTCAGACTATGGCCTCATTAGGTGGTGACATTGCGGCATTAGGAAGAAAAGAATACGAAGACACTATGACTATATCTCGTAAATTGTATGAACAGTTTAATGAATATTCAGAAAAACTAGCGGGTAAAAAAGTTATAAAATTAGATACTGTTAAATATTTATCAGATGAATTTGAAAAAAATCTCATAGCTGGTCGACCTGGAACCAGTGGTTTTCAATTTCGTTTTCCTGGTGATGGGTCAAGAAGAGCTTTTGAAGAATTTTACAGAACATTAAAAAATTTAGATCCCGATGGTGTTACGATTGAACAAGCAAGAACCTTGCAACAATTATTTTCTGAATTTCAAACAAACTTTAAAGTTGAAGGTAAAGGTAACATACCTACAAGAGAAGGAGCAAGAATCACACAATTAGGATTAGCACTGGAGCACGATACAAATAAACTTATCAATATTGACAATGAAGTTGACAAAGTAATATTTGAAACCGCACAAACTAAGTTAACACAAGCAAATGAATATTTAGCTGAAGTTATGCCAAAATATGATGGTCCTATTGCTGATCAATATCGATTAGTTAATGAAATGATATTCAGTCCTGGTGCTCAAACATCACAAGGTATCATCGGTAAAAAAGCATTTATGGATAACTTATTGACCATGGCAAAAGATGATGAAGAATTAATGGCAGCCATGATGAACTTAGCAAAAACACCAAGAGCAAACTTAAAGGCTTACAAAATGGCAGGTGGTAAAGAAGGTGTAAAGGTTGACAATGTGCCGGTAGAAATATTAGATGAAAACCCCAGACTACCAAACGGTGATATAAATCCAAACTTTGGTAAAACTATAAAAACTACAGAAAACGGAATAGTGTCAATGGGTCCTGAGTATGGCCGTCGACAATTATTAAGAAAAATGTATGACAATGCTTTAGAGGATGCATTTCAGGGACTACCTGTTGCTTCTACACTTGGAGATTATAAAGGTTTAAAAAACATAGATGCTACAGAAGTTTATAAGTTTGGTTATAAAAAAGTTCAAGGTGGCAAAGATATGTTTGCATTTAAAACTGTCGAGTTTAACCCACGAACCTTTGCAGATAATCTAGGTTTAAATACAGCCGAAGGTAGAGCTGCTTTTAGTGAAGCTTTGAAAGGCACAGGAACAAAGGTTGAGGACGTTACAAGATTCTTAGATATTGCAGAACGAGCAGGTAGCTTTGTTGTGACTGACCCATCTGCATTCGTACAAAGACGTGTAACCTTGAGTGGTTTTAAAGGAGTATTACTATTTGGTACGTTAGGTGCAGCGGGTGCTGGAGCTAGTGCATTGACTGGTGGTATTGGTCCTTTAATGGTGCCTTTACTTTTACGTTATGGCTCAAGCATTTTAACTGATCCAAAGGTTTTAAAATCATTCTCCAGAGTATTACAAGATACTGGCCCTGACGCAGCTTTACGTGCAGGTGTTGGTAAACAATTAATTTCCGAAGAGGATAAAAAAGTATTATTAGAATGGGCAAATAATACATTACCTACACAAGCTGATTTAGATCAACAAGACTTTGTCAATCAAGTAGAACAATCTATATTAAGTTTAATGAAAGAACCACAAAGTGCTGTGGAAGCACCTGCTGCAAGAGAACAGCAGATGGACATGATGGAAAAGATGTTTGGTCCTTTTCAACAAATGTCAGAAGAAGATTTGCAGATAGGAAGACAATTAGAAAATAGATTACAACCTAGCTTCAATGAAAATTTAGGTACATCTAACATGAATCAGTTTAACGTAAATCAACCTGTAAGCCCAAATGCAAGAAACGAACTTGCCTTTGGTACTCTTGACGATGCAATCAATCAACAAATGATGGACAGAGGAATAGGAACATTACCGTAATGAAGAAGTTTGATAATACTGGAGGCATTGCATCTGTTCGAACTATACCAATGATGAATCAAGGAGGTTCTGCAGAGCAAAGATTGGCAGACGGACCACCGCCCAAACAATTTAGTTTACCACAAGAAGAGAAAGTTATCCCAAGTGAACCTAGAGTTATTCCTCAACAAAGAATGAATACTTTTCCTATACCCGTTCCTGGTGATAGACCCATATCAAGTGAACCTAATTTTGACACTGGAGCACAAGATTTTCCAGGACCAGGTTTAGAGTTTCAAGAATTTATTTTTAATACACCTACGATCAATCCAAAAGAAGTATATCCCATGGACCCCGATCCAGGGATCATGAGTTTACCAGGAGTAATGAACCCAAATATGTTAGGGATGAATCCTAATTTATTGCAAGCAAATATGTTGAAACCGGCAGGAATTTTGTCTATAAATAAAACATATGATATCTAAATTAAAACATTGGTTTACTAAATTATTTAAGAAAGGAGAACCCGATGAGCATCAAGAACATTGGGGAATAGGATCATGATTGAATTAACAGATGAATTAAAAGCTAGGGTACGTGTCCACGAAGGTGTGCGCACACAAATGTATCTCGATAGTTTAGGCAAAGCCACGATCGGCATAGGCCACCTTATTCAGCCTCACGAACGAGAAAGATACCAAGAAGGTGTTGAAATCTCCATGGAGGAAGTCGAAGAACTATTTGATATAGACTTGAATAGAGCTGCTGCGGGGGCTGATTTATTAATAGACGAATGTGTCGGACATGACTTACCACAGCCTGTGGCTGAAGTAATATTAGAAATGGTGTTTCAATTAGGAACAAATGGTGTTCGCAAGTTTAAAAACATGTGGAAAGCCATGCGTGAAAAACGTTGGAAAGACGCCGCTACTGAGATGAAAGACTCGAGGTGGCATAAACAAACAACAAAAAGATGTGAAAGTCTTGCAGAAATAGTTGCAAAGACTAACGTATAGGAGTAGGATAAATCATGGCAAAAGGTGATAAGATAAAAAAATCAGTAAGAACTCTTAAAATAAATCCAGCATCTAAAAGCGATTTATTAAAGTTTGGTTTTAAAGTTGAAGATTTAACTAAAGAAGTAGAGGTAGGTAGTTACACCTACGATCACTTAAAGCCAAAAGGTAAAAAGGATGGCGGAGCTATGAAGAAAAAGAAAAAATTTCCAGATCTAAGTGGTGACGGTAAAGTTACCAAAAAAGACATTCTTATGGGTCGTGGTGTTATCAAGAAAAAAGATGGCGGACCTGTGAGAGGTAAAGCTAGAGGCATGGGCGCAGCAACTAAAGGTGGCGGCTATAATATATAATGGCTGGCCTTGGTATAGCATTAAGAGGCTTTGGTAAAGCTTTAAAAAAGTTTTCAAAAAATAAACAACGTGTAAAAGATGTTAAAACAGGCATCTTAGCTGGTGCAGGCGCAACCTTAACAGGTAACGTTTTAGGTGTTGCAATTGCATCTAAATTAAAAAAAAATAAATCTAAACCACAAAAAAAGTTTGGACCACCAGGTGGTAAAAAATATCCTAAACACGGAGCTAAGTAATGAGCGTTGTCGGCATAGCACTAAGAGGTTTCGGTAAAGCCTTAGGTAAATTAGGCAAGAAAAAAAAATTATCTCCAAAACAAAAAAGAATTAAAAAAGAAAATA